CTGTAAGTTGCCTATGAAAGATGCCAATGAGATGTTAATCAACGGTAAGATTAAAGAGTTCACCAATGCTTGGTGGTCTTCTGAGTCTTACACACCTGCAGGAATAGTCAAAGGTGTAGACACTTGGGAACATCTTCTAAAAGATGAGAACCTCGTCAATATTGATTATCCGTGGGCAGGTCTTAATAAACTAACCTACGGCTTTAGGTCTAAGGAACTGGTAACTATAACTAGTGGCTCTGGTATGGGTAAGACTAGCGTTGTTAAGGAGTTAGAATCATACATACTTGATAAGACTGACGATAACCTAGCTATCATTCACTTAGAGGAATCTATTGAGCGTACTGTTAAAGGCTTGATGTCTATCGAAGCTAACTCACCTATTCACATACCACAGTATGAGAGAGAGTTAAGCCCTGAAGATAAAAAGGCTCTATGGCAGAAATCGGTAGGTGATAAAAATGTATACTTCTATGACCACTTCGGTAGTATGTCTGAAGACTCACTACTTAATGTGATTAGAACTTATGCTAAATCTTTTGATTGTAAGTGGATAGTTTTAGACCATTTATCTATCGTTGTTAGTGACCAAGATGGTATACTAGACGAAAGAAAAGCAATTGACGCCATTATGACAAACCTTAGAAAGATAGTTCAAGAGACAGGCATAGGATTATTCCTTATCTCTCATCTTAAACGACCACAAGGTAAAGCACACGAAGAGGGCGGACAAGTATCGCTATCTGAGTTAAGAGGCTCTGCGGCAATTGCTCAACTTTCTGATATAGTTATCGGATTGGAGCGTAACCAACAGGATGATGACCCTATAATTCGTAATCAAACAACACTACGAGTTATAAAGAATAGGTTTTCGGGTTTGACTGGTAAGGCTTGTAGGTTACAGTATGATAGTGAAACTGGCAGACTTTCGGAGGTAATTGATGAAGGCTTTTTTTGATATAGAAACTGACGGTCTCGAAGCTACTAAAGTACATTGCATCTGTGCAATGCTTGACAACGATGAGACTACTGTATACAACTTTATAGGAGGAGAAGCAAATGGACTTTTTCGAAAATGGTTGGCATCAGAGAATGTCGACACTCTTATTGGACACAACATTATTAATTTTGATGTTCCTGTTCTGCGTTCTATTACTGGGATGGATTGGTCTTTTCGTTTACGGGACACTCTCGTTCTTAGTAGACTACATAACCCTAGCCTTGATGGTGGGCACAGTTTAAGAGCGTGGGGTGAGAGGCTCGGTGATTATAAGGATGACTATCAAGGTGGTTGGGAAGAGTATAGCCACGATATGTTGATTTATTGTCAGCAAGATGTAAGGGTAACTAAATCACTTTACAATCATTTTGTTAAACATTTAACTTTTTCTGAGGCAGTTAATCTAGAACATACAACGGCTGAGATTATTAAGCAACAGACTGATAATGGTATGATACTTAATGAAGAGCGTGCATATGAACTACTAGCTGAGATGAAAGAGAAAGTGTTAGACATAGAGGATGAGGTACACGAGAGATTTAAACCTCTTCCTGTGTGGGTAGACTTACCACATCCTAAAGATAAGATGAAGAATAAAGATGGTAGTATCTCTAAGAGGTATCAAGCACAGTTAGATAAAGGTGCACACTTTTATGATGAGTTAGATGCTGAAGGAGACCCTGCTATAGCTAAGTGCGAAGTAAAGCAATGTGCTTGGGGATACTTTGAGTACCCTGAGTTTAACTTAGGCTCTCGTCAGCAGATAGCTAAGTATTTACAACACTTCGGTTGGAAGCCTAAAGCATTTACTGAAAAGGGCAATCCTATCGTAGACGAGAAAGTGCTTAAGACTGTTAAGATTCCTGAGGCACAGTTGATTGTAGATTACTTGACGATTACCAAGCGTGTTGCTATGGTTAAGAGTTGGGTAGAAGCTATTGATGAGCGTACTGGTCGAGTACACGGTAAGGTAAACCCTTGTGGTGCGGTGACTGGTAGGATGACACACTCAAAGCCTAACTGTGCTCAAGTCCCTGCGACTAGGCACGGAAAAGACGGAAAGGTTCTTTGGGGTTTTGAAGGTGGCTATGGTGCTGACTGTAGAGATTTGTGGACTGTTCCTAAAGACTACAAGTTAGTAGGTTGTGATGCTAGTGGGCTAGAGTTAAGAATGTTAGCACACTATATGAATGATGATAAATACACTAATGAGATACTTAACGGTGACATTCATTCTGCTAATCAGAAGTCAGCAGGACTACAGACTAGAGACCAAGCCAAGACTTTTATCTATGCTTTCCTTTACGGAGCAGGTGACAGTAAGATTGGCGAGGTAGCAGGAGGTGGTGCTAAACGTGGGCGTATACTTAAGAAGAACTTTCTTGATAATACTCCTGCACTAAAACAACTGCGAGAGAAAGTTTCCGAATCAAGCGGTAAGGGTTGGGTTACTGGATTAGATGGACGTAAGCTACACATACGCTCACAACACTCAGCACTAAACACTCTACTACAGAGTGCAGGTGCGGTGATTATGAAGAAAGCGTTGGTACTATTGGACTCTTATGCTAGACAGTATGACTTAGATTATAAGTTCGTACTGAATGTGCACGATGAGTTTCAATGCGAGGTCAGAGAAGACCAAGCAGACTTCTTCGGAGGTCTAGCGGTAGGGGCTATCATTCAAGCAGGTAAATCTTTTAAACTAAACTGTCCTTTGGACGGTGAATATAAGGTAGGTGAAACGTGGCAACAGACACACTAGAATATTGGATAGTACATAGTGATTTATGGGAAGACTATGGGCACGTTAATTTTGACAATAAAGAAGAAGCATATGCTCTAAGAGACGCACATCACGAAGATAAACCTCAAATTTATTTTGGTGAAAATAAAGTTTATGTTACAAAGAAAGTAATTACAGTCCGTAAGGATTATAAAGATAATTATTTAAAGGAGAAACAAAAATGAGTACAGATACTCTAGTAAGCGACATATATCGTATGATTGACACCAAGGATATTCCTGAAGGTGTGCCTGTCGAACAAGTAATAAATGACTTCGGTGAGAATATGAAGCAGATATTGAGAGATAATATCACAGAGCACGAGTTTGATAGACGTAAGCTCCGTATGTCTAACATAGGTAAGAAAGATAGACAGTTGTGGTATTCTTATAATGGCTATGAGGGTGAGAAACTATTGCCCCATACAAGAATCAAGTTTCTATATGGTCACTTGATTGAAGAGATGGTACTAGCTCTTACTAAACTTTCTGGTCACGATGTGACACACGAACAGAAGCAAGTAGAAGTAGATGGTATTAAAGGCTCTATGGACTGTAAGATTGATGGTGTGCTGACTGATGTTAAATCATCGTCATCTTATGGCTTTAAGAAGTTCAAGGATGGCTCATTAGTTAATGATGACCCCTTTGGATATATAGACCAAATCAAAGGCTATGCTCACGCTGAGGATACTACAGATATTGGTTGGTTAGTTATGGATAAGACCAACGGACATCTTACATATCTAAAGTATGATATGGCTGATGAGTCTCAATGGTACTGGTCGAAGTTAAACTTTTTCTCTATACCTGAAAGAATAAAGAATATAAAGAAAATAGTTAAAGCAGAGACACCGCCTGAGAGATGTTATGAGGTTATACCTGATGGTAAGTCAGGCAATATGAAACTTGCCGTTGGTTGTAGCTATTGTGCGTATAAGCACGATTGTTGGGGTGAAGACCTAAGAACATTCTTATACTCTAATGGACCTCGTTACTTGACGCAGGTTGTACATTTACCTAACGTAATAGAGGTGGATAGAGATGGCAATAAAGTTTCGCAGTAAGCTAGAGAAAGAATGTTCCGAAGCTCTTGGTAAGGAATGGAAGTATGAACCTTGTAGGATAGCCTATACTATCCGTAAAAACTATACGCCTGATTTTGTTAAAGGCAAGTACCACATAGAAGTTAAAGGGTTCTTTCGGAGTGGGGATAGACAGAAGTATAAATCAATTGCTGAACAGATGAGATTTGAAGGCAAGGAGTTAATATTTCTGATGCCCCGCCCCGATTCTAAAGTAGCCAAGGGTAATAAAATTACTTACAGAAAATGGTGTGAGAAGTACGACATCAAAATATTTTCAACTAAAGAAATTAAGGAACTTAAGAAATGGACGAAGATAAAATAAATCCTAACCATTATAAACAAGGTAATATTGAGGTCATAGATTTTATCTTAGACCAAGATATGGACTACCTAACTGCTAGTGTTGCTAAATACATTTGCAGGTGGAGATTTAAAAACGGTTTAGAAGACCTAAAGAAAGCTCGTTGGTTCTTAGATAAGCTCATAGAACACGAGGGAGGGCAATATGGCTCTAACTCTTAATGAACTTAAAGAACGTATAGTCCAAGAAGCTATAGACCCTTGTACGATGTGTGAGATACTCGACATAACAACTGAAGAGTTGCTACACGAGTTTGAAGATAAACTGATAGATAAACGAGAGGAGTTTGACGACAATGATGATGATACCTACTGAAAACTTTATCTTTCTTATATTAGTATTGCTTACAATGGGAGGATTCTTATTGTGGAGACACGGTACTAAATGTTATGATAGAGGGATAACTGATGCGATACTTATGCACAGAAACGGAAGACTGAAATATAATACTTACTTAGATGACAATGGAAGCAAGATGGTAAACATTGAAATCGACCCATTGGAGGATGAATAAATTGAATAAATTACCAAACGATTACCAAAACTTTATTGCACTTAGCAGGTACGCACGATGGCTACCTGAGAAGAAGCGGAGAGAGACTTGGAAAGAAACTGTAGCTAGATACTTTGACTTTATGGAAGAGCATCTAAAAGAAAATACGAACCAAGAGTTAGTACCTAAGACTAGGAAGATACTTGAGGAAGCAGTATGTAACTTAGAAGTTATGCCTAGTATGAGAGCTCTTATGACTGCAGGTCCTGCCCTAGCTAAGAATAATATAGCAGGTTATAACTGTGCCTATCTTAGTGTAGACCACCCTAAAGCATTTGATGAGTGTCTATTTATATTGATGCACGGTACTGGCGTAGGGTTCAGCGTAGAAAGGCAACAAGTAAACAAACTACCTGAAGTTCCTGAGACTATGGTAGATGTAGAAGATGTTATTGTCGTACAAGATAGTAAAGAAGGATGGCAGTCTGCTTTCCGTAAACTGATTACTTATCTATATGATGGTGAAATGCCTAAGTGGGACTTCTCTAAAGTGAGACCTAAGGGTGCTAGACTAGCTACCTTTGGTGGCAGGGCTAGTGGTCCTGAACCTCTACTTGATTTGTTTAACTTTTCTACTAACGTATTTAAAGAAGCAGGTGGGCGTAAGCTCACAAGCTATGAGTGTCACCGTATGATGTGTAAGATTGCAGAGGTAGTTGTAGTGGGCGGTGTTAGACGAAGTGCCCTAATCTCTCTATCTAATCTTACTGATGAGCGTATGCGTAATGCTAAGAGTGGTCAATGGTGGTCTGATACACCAGAGATGGCTCTAAGTAATAATAGTGTATGTTATACAGAGAAGCCTGACATTGGCATTTTTATGAAAGAGTGGACGTCTTTATATGAGTCTAAGTCAGGTGAGCGTGGTATCTTTAACAGGGAAGCCGCTATCAAACAAGTAGAGTCTATTGGTAGACGTGATACAGACCACGACTTTGGTTGTAATCCTTGTAGTGAAATCATACTCAGAGACGGACAGTTCTGTAATCTTACTGAGGTTGTAGTAAGAGCAGAGGACACGCAGAAGGATATACTCCGTAAGGTTAGACTAGCTACTATATTGGGTACATTCCAAGCATCACTAACTAACATTAAACGCTTACGTCCTAAGTGGGTACACAATACAGAGGAAGAAGCACTACTAGGTGTATCTCTTACGGGTATTATGGATAATGCTTTTATGAATGGAGGTAGTGAGGACAGAGGGTATTATGGTAAGCGTAGCCTACCTGATTTCTTATCTGACTTGCGTAAAGAATCAGTTAAGACCAACGAGCATTGGTCAGAGTTACTAGGTATTCAACAAGCTACCGCTACTACTGCTATTAAACCTAGTGGTACAGTCAGTCAGTTAGTTGATAGTGCTAGTGGTATTCATACTAGACATAGTGATTACTATATCCGTAGGGTTAGAGCAGACGCTAAAGACCCTATAGCACAACTTATGGAAGACCAAGGCATACCTGCTGAGGCTGATGTAATGAAACCTAACAGCGTTAAGGTATTCTCTTTCCCTATGAAAGCTCCTGAGGGTGCTGTAACTAGGAATGAGAGGAATGCTATCGAACAACTAGAGCTATGGCTTATGTATCAAAGATACTATTGTGAGCACAAGCCTAGTGTGACTATTAGTGTTAGGGAACACGAGTGGATGGAAGTAGGTGCGTGGGTATACAAACACTTTGACGAGGTGTCAGGTGTAAGTTTCCTACCTCACTCTGACCATACATATCAGCAAGCACCATATGAAGAGTGTGATAAAAAGACACACGATGAATTAGCTTGGAGAATGCCTAAAGCTGTAGATTGGGATTTGATTAGTGAGTATGAACTAACAGACCATACAGTAAGCTCTAAGACACTAGCCTGTACTGGTAGTGTATGTGAACTTGTTGACTTGGTAGAAGAAGAGAGGGACATAGAATGATACAAACTATATTATTAATTATAGCGTTACAGTTAGTTGTTATTAATTTATCAGGTTGTAGTACACTACAGGATAAAATGGATGAACAGCAACAACAGTTAAAGTGTTCTCCTCCAAACAGTATCAATTGTTCGGGGTGGGAAGTATGAAAATACTTGAGAACATTTTATATACCGCTTACTTTATAGCGGGAATGGTTTCTACAGGGTGTCTAGTCTACATAGTTATGTGGTTAGATGCTCTTAGAAAGGGGTGGCTTGTATAGCCGATTGTGTTTTACATTAATACAGGAGTAAAATATGTTAGAGAAAGTAAAGAATGGTGCGGACGGTGCGATTGACGTCGGTATCAAATTAATTAGCTTATCAATTATATTACAGATTATCTTCGGTCCGAAGGTAGCCTTCCTAACTGGAGATGTAATTGGTTCTATTTTAGGTATAGTATGGACCTTAGGCAATGGGGGATTGGCAGGTATAATCGCAGCCCTTATCATTTGGAGGCTACTTGACAAAGACATAGTCAATGAGCTTAAAGACTAAGGCTAACAAAAACACTTGGGGTCTCGTCCGTATGGATGGGACTTCCAAGCTATATTACTCATTAAAAGTTAAACGTTTAACAAAAACTCATCCTAGAGATTTATGGAAGAGTGATTGGAGAAAATAGAATGGTATATGAATATAAATGCAAAGACTGCGGATTAGTATTCTCAGAGATGCGTAAGATGTCAGAACGCTTAGACCCAATAGACTGTGAAGCCTGTGGCGGTGATAGTGAACATATAATAAGTACGCCTATGTTTAGGACGTCGGGAACTGGGCACAGTAAAGGTGCAGGTCATAAAGGAGAATGGAAATGATGAACGAAAAGAAGTTGATAGAATTACTGAACACAAATGAAAACTATAACTTTGTTGCTATGGATGATAAGTTCTCTAGATATGATGCCTTTGATACAGAGAATGGCATTATGTTAGAAATCAAATGCCGTAAGAAGCATTATGATGATACTCTCTTAGAGAAAATGAAGTACGAATGGAATAAAGAATACGCCTTAGAAAATGACCTATCTTTTATGTATGCAGTTAGTATGCCTTATAAAGCAGGACACAAGATTTATCTCTTTGACCCTATCATTATGGAAGAGGAAGATGAATATGATTTTAAATGGCACACACGAAAGCTACCCGCTCAGACAGAGTTCTCTAGAACTGAGTGGATAGACAAAGAAGTTGGTTATTTGAATGTTGAAGACGCACTTGCTGTCTTACAACAGAAGATTAGTCACTAAACTTTTTAAGTTCTTTCGCTAGTGTTATAGCTCTTTCCGTGCGTCTATCGTTGTGAGGGACACTAGGCTTTTCATATTCATCAGAAAAAACCTTAGCAATATTAGCGTCAGTACCTTCTTTAAAAGCCTTGCGTATAGCTCTCCTACTTTCTCCTCCAATATCTAGAGCAGTTGTTAGTAAACCTTCAGCATTATATTCATCATTATAAATAGCGTCAGCAACAAATTTTATTTGTGACTCAGGAGTATCTCTTCTAGCAGATGCTTCTAGCCACTCAAAATACGCTTCCTTTTGGTCATCAAATTGAAACAAGCCATATCCCGGTCCACCTTTATTTTGTTGTTTAGTGAAATCAAAAGTTCCGTCTGTTTCAACATCAATGTTGGCTAAGATTCCCGGTATGGCACGCTCAGGAAAATACTTTTTCAGTATAGCAAGAACCTCTTCATACTTTTCAATTTTTCTTCCCGGCAGAACCATATTAAACATAGATTCATTGCCAAGGCTTTTTTGTGAGAACGGATTTAATATTCCGTCAGTCATCATAGCCATTACCAGCTATATCCAGCTTTAATTTCTTCCATTCTTCTTTCTACAGGGTCTGCAATTGCCTCTATCCTGTCTAAACTTCCATAAACAAAACCTGCCCCTGTAAGACCCCACATTGTATCTTGTAAAGCATTTACATCTACCCTACTAAAACCGAATCTTTTTTCAAGGATGTTTCTTGTTGAGGTGTCTAATCTGCCTTTGTTGTTTTTCCAAGCGTGTGCTAATCTAGTACGCATAAAATTACTATTCATAATTCCTTCTACTAACCCTATACCAACAGAACCACCCGCAAGTTTACTTCCTGTTATTTTTTCTCCCAATCTAGCCGCCATTAAATTATGTACTAAATGGCTTTGTGGAGGTGCTTTTTTATTACCACTAATTTTTATAGCTAAATCCTCAATATTTTTAATGTACTTTACATTATCCGGGCTATCAAAAAGTTTTTTTAGTGTTTCTAAGCCGCCTTCGCTTTTTAAAATCTTCGACAGACCTTTTCCATCATTCTCTAATAAATTAGACGAAACAGCTCTTTTAACATTTTCTTTTAATTTTGCTTTCATTTCAGGATTTTCAAAATAATCTAAATCTTTCATAAATTTATTGTATTTTGCCCAAGATAGTTTTCCTTCTGTGATTTCAAGTATAAGTCTTCCGGCATCTGTTGAATTATTTCCAGCACCTATTATTTTTTTACCTATATCACTATCTTGCATATCTAACCACTTTTGATAGTCTTTCTTTAACTTAGTATATTGTTTTCCTTGTTCCGGTCCTGCTCTATATGCAGCCGCTTCTTCAGCTTTTATTATTTCAGCTCTAAAATTAAACAAGTCATCTGCATCATTAATATCATATTGCTGTCCATTTTTAGCGGCTTTATGTGCATTAGTAAGAGCCTCTTTCATTTCTCTTAATGCAACTGCAGGAGTCATTTGCCCTGATTCTACTTTTGCCATTATTCTGTCAAGCCTGTTTATTTTAGGAAGTCCCGGTATCCTAGGTGTTTTTTGTTCAACTAATTCTTGAACCCCATCTTTATTTATTTTATATTTTGGTTTAGGTTTAGGACCTTCTGTAGGTTTAGTAAGAGACATATAATCATCATATATTCTCCTAATTCCGGGTATGCTAATTTTTATAGGTGTATTATTAAAACCTTCATTAAACATAAGTTGATTGTCATCTAACAATTTTCCAATGTTTACAGATAAATCTTCAGAGCCTTTAACCATACCACCGCCCGGCATAGCTATAGATTCTGATAAATCTTCGGCAGCTTTACCTACAGCCGCTTTTTGACCTCCTCCTAGTTTTTGTGCGACTCTTGCTCCTGCTTGCATAAAACTAGAAGTTGTTCTTCCAACAGGACCTGCAACATATTTTCCTACAGGCTGTAAAGCGGAAGGAACTACACCGCCTATAGCCATAGATGTTGCTGTTTGTAAAGGATTTATTTCTTCTCTTAAACCTACTTCTTTTTCTAAACCTTGTCTTTCTAAATCTGATACACCTGCTGCTGTAGAACTAACTGCAGCTATTGTTCCTTTAGGACCTAAAAATTTATTTAATGCTTTTAAACCTAAATTTTTTCCTGCTAATCTTGCAACAGTTCCTGCTCCTCCTGTAGTTGCTAAATCTAGAGCAACGCCTTTACCTACACCTAAAACTTGTTGAGTAGTGTCTCTAGAACCTTCTCCTATAGCAGAAGTATTTATGTAAGTATTAAGTCTAGTCCTCATTCTATCTTTAGAATCTTCATCAGCAAAAGGGATTTTAGCTAACTCAATTCCTCCAGCAACAATAGAACCATCTAGTAAATTAAAATATTCAAAATCTTCTTCAATTAAGTCTTGAATTTCTCCAGTAAACTCTTCATCATTTTCTAAAAAATATTCTTCTTTTAAAGATTTTACATAATTAGCTTTCCAAGGAAGCTCTTCAAAAGAAAAAGCAAGTTCATTATTTAATAACTCAGATAGTTTACTAATTTTTTCTTGATTATTTTCTTCTTTAGCCTCAGCTAATAAAATCATAGCTCTCTTACGTTGACTAGCACGTGTATCGTAATAAGCTGATTTATTTTCTTTTTCTGCCATATTAAGTACCTTGCTCTAATTCTCTTAAAAGTTGTTCTGTGCTATTTAGCAATTCAGCATCTCCAATTTCTTGTTCTTCAGGGCTAGGTTTTAATGCTGCATTTATTTCACTATCGGTTGGAAGTTTAATTAAATTTTCAGGTCTTGATGCCCATTCTAGTTCGTGAGTTGCCCACATAGCTTGTGTAGGAGTGCCTCCTTCGTCAGTAACTTTTGTTGTCCACCTAGTCATTTCAGCGGCTCGCTTTTGTCTCCATCTAGAATATTGTTGTGCTGTTTTTATAATTAATTCGTTACCAGCTTTAGTCTTTTTAAGATTCGCAGTAGCATTTTGAAAAGCATCAAATTCTCTGTCAGAAACAGCACCTTTAGTTTGTGCGATATAGCCTAACGCCATATTCATAGCATTAGAAGCAAACACTTCTCTTTTTCCTGCCGTGTTATCTATTCCAAAAAAGTCTGCAATTCTATTTACAGGTCCCGACACCCACTCTGAACCCGTACCTGTCCAAATATCAGGAAGAATATCTAACATTTGACTATATCTAGCATCTTCTTCTTTAGCTGTTCTTGCTGTTTCTAACACAAGTTTTAAATCATCTGCTTGATTAATAGCGGAAGCCTTAGTGTACTCGTTCATACGCTTGTAATCTTTAGCGTGAGCATATGCTTTTTTACGACATTCAGGGTCTTTTAAATCACAATTAAGAATAAAAGCAGAAGTTTTTAATTGGTCTCCTAAAACACCGCCTTTTGTTGATGCTGTTTGATTAGCTTCTAACATAGGCATAACTTGAGCTTGAAACTCTGCCGCAGCTTGAGGATTAATTTCCATAATCTTATTAAAAGTAGACGAAACAGATTCAGCATTTGTTGTATCGACGCCTTTCATTATTTCCATTATCTGATTTTCTTCAGATATAAACCCTTTACTTTCCATATAAGGGTCTATAAGTCCTTTTCCTATACCTCTAGCCGCACCTCTGTACATATCTGCAATAGAGTTAGCAGGTGTAGTTAATCCTTGTCCGTCAAACATTCCCATTATATTATCTCCTATAAATACGGATTATCAAACCTAGGAGCGTAGCTATAATTTGCTTGTGCTTCTAAATTTTTTTGTGTAGTGTCGGGTCTATAACCAAACATCTGTTGACCTAAAGTATAAGGTAACTGTGCTTTATTTAAACCTGCCTGTGTATAAGCATTCATTAGACCCGTACCGCCTATGTTTGCTGCATTTCCTGCATTACTTCCAACATTAATTCCTAAATTTGCTAAGTTTTGACCTATAGAACCTAAACTTAAAGCAGAAGCTTGAGCTGAATTAGCTCTATTTATATAATTAGTAATGTCTGCTTGTACTTCTCCTCTAGACTGTTTTAATAAAGCAGCATCTTCAATAGCTCTCTGTCTGTCTAGCTCAGCCGTAGCCGTAGCACCAACGCTAGAACCTAATAAACCACCTTTGTTTAATCTACTTAATAAATCTTCAGTAACACTAGACCTAGTAGGCTCTAAAGCCGCTTGAGTTTCTCTCATTCTAAGCATAGCTGCAGCCTCGGGGTCTAACATATAAGGTTCAGCAAAACTTCTTTGTCTATAAACATCTTGAAGATTAGCTCCAAATAAACCCATTATAGGAGCAGACGGTGCTAATTCATATCGTTGTTCTTGTTCGTTCCATACTGCCGAGCCTGTAGGGTCAATTACTGTTTTAGGTTTAGAAGCTTCTGTTATTGCTGTGTTAAAATTTTCAGCAGAACTTGTTGCAGCTTCAGTTGCTTTGTTAGCACCATAGAGCTGTAAACCAGCACCTATTATAGCTGTCCAAGGGTTAGCCCCTCCTAAAAAATCAAAAAAACCTGCCATTATCTTATCTCCTTAATTGTATCCATTATGCAAAAATATTCCTAATCTCTCTACGTGCTGCAAAACTGTTGTTTACATCTTTTGTAGTATATCTGTTTGGTGCTACATATCCAGTTTCATAGTTATCGTTCTTACGCTTTTGAGCCGCTGCTGCATCTGCTGCATCTGCTGCTGCTTTAGCTGCTGCTTCAGCTCTGTTTTTTGCCTCATACTCTTCAGCTGCTCTTTTACTTTCAGCCATAGCAGCTTGTAATTCTCTCTCTTGCCTCATAGCATCAAATCTTCTCTGAGCATAAAAATCTTCTACTGGTGTCGGCTTAGGAAATCCAAGTAAATTAGACTCTACTAACTCTCTAGCATTACTTACACCATAAACTGGGTCAGGAGTAAAAGTAGGTTCAAATGGAACATAACTAGCATCCCCCGGTCTTCCTAAATCTAAGTCCCTATTAAATAGAAAGTTTCTTCTAGCATTTACCATTCCTTCATCATTTTCAGAAAAAGCAGATAATATACCCGGTCTACCCGGTATTTCATTACCTACTAAATTGTCTCCTATAGGCATAGTCATTCCACTAGAGTAAGCAGGAACATTAAATAAATTTTCTGCCCTGTTAAAACCATAATTAAAATTACTAGATGTTTGAGGAAATCTTGAATAATAATCACGAGGAGATAACACCTCGGCTTTGCTAGTGTCTGTTATACCTGCATCTTGTGCTTTTTGTAAATCTTCAACAGTATATCTATTAAATAATTGACTATCATCTAAATAATTCTGCATAGACATAGGAGGTCTAGTCTCAGGACCATACTGAATTGTACTAGGACCAAAAGGTTGAGTTTGACCTGACTGAAACATAGGTGGAATTTGTGTAGTACCACTACCACCACCAATAGCTGGTTCAGCATTTAATGCCCCGTTATCTTGAAAGCCTGAGAATAAACCTTTGAACTTATCTACCATTGCACTAGGGAATCCCATAAGGTCAGCCATTCTTTGCTCATCTCCTGCAATTCCTAATTCAGGTCTACCCGGATATGAGCCTTCTCCCAGTCCTTGACCTGCATAAGGTCCTGTGCCGCTTCTCCATTGCATATGGTCTTTTCTATATGCCGCTTGTGAATCTCCCGCAGCTAAAGCTGACTCAGCGTCATCATACAGACCAAAATACTTTATAGTCTCATCATAAGTTAAGTCTTTACCATTAGGTCCAGTACCTTGTGGTCTTCTAGGTGTTTGTGGCTGCTGCTGTGGCTGTACGCTAGGTGTTGGCTGTGTAGGCATAAAAGAATTATTAACATTATAATTCATCCACCAAGGCATCTCTTGACCACCGCCATACTGAGTTCCATATTGCACTTGACCGAACTGATAAGGATTATAAAAACCACCACCAGTAGCCTGATAAGGATTAAACATACCGCCCTGCTGTTGTGTTTGTCCCATATAACCAGTAGGAGCTCCCCAAGTATTTATAAAAGACGCTGTATCAGTAGGTCCTTCGCTTCCGGGTCTTGGCGTTATTTCTGTAGATAAATTACCGCCCACCATTTGATTACCTACGAAAGGAGAATTAAAACTATTACTTAAATCCCAGCTTGTACCAAAGAAACCAGCCATATTTTTTCCTTATGTTAAGTTTTGTGCTATATTACAATACATTTTAGTGCCATCTGAGACACATCTAACTAAATCTACTTTACCGTTACCTGATGTTATTGTAGGATTATGACCACCAATAAATGAGAAATCTGTACTAAATGCTATATCATAAGCACCAGTATTTTTAATTAAAAAAGAAGCCTCTACACCTGATGTCATATTAGACACATTAAGTGTGTGGTTTCCTTGTACACTAACTACAAATACATTAGAGTTTAACAGGTTAGCTGTCTGTGTAGAAGCTAGTGTTATAGTCTCAGAAGCCGTAGGATGAGCTTTAGTGAACGTTTGTGGTGTAGCTAGGGTAACTATCTCCTCACCACCAATCGTGCCTGTAGTAGCCGTTAAGCCATTAACAGTAAAGTTCTCTGAAGAACTACCGTTTGCAT